AGCTTTTTTCTCCTTCAAAAACAATAGCTTTTTGAAAAATAGAAATTGCTTTTTTACTATTGTTTAAATTATATAAATTAAAACCAAGAGGATGATTATATAATTTTCCATTTATATAAGCTGGACGATATTTGCCATATATTTCATTTTCTTTAATTAAAGTTCTTTCTCTAATTCCAATTAAATTTCCATCTATATCATAATGAGGAATAACAATTCCTTCATTTATAGAATCATAACAAATTCCTCTTGATTCCATAATGTCAAAAGAAATATTTTCTTTTTCCCAAGGAACAATATGCGGATGAGGCAAATACCTTAATACTTTATTATCATAGGTTTTTAATTCCACAATTTGTGGTTGATTTTTTTCTTTATTTCTTTTAAAGTTATTAATAATTTGCCAATCTTCGCTTGCTTCTTGATTATCTTCAAAATTAAATGTTTCTGCCGTATATCCAAAATATCGAGCTACAAATGCAATAGCACGAGGTAAAGAAAAGTTTTGAATACCCGCAGTCTTATTAACTCTTAATACTAAGTCGTATATATCAAATGAAGCATCACCGCATCCTGTGTAACAATGAAATAATCGAGTATTTTCATAATAATATAATTTATGGCTATCACCGCCATGACAAATTGTGCGGGCGGTGAACAATCCATTTCCCATTGTAGGTTCTCCGCCCAATTCACTTACAAGATCAAATACTTCTTCTATTGTTAGATTTTCTTTAAGTGTATCTTTATTATACTTAAAATTCATTTTTAACCTCATAACATGAGCAAAACCATCGTGGGATGTCTATATTATAAATAATAGTATCTTTGGCTTTACAATGGTCATAAATTATACCTAATTGTATTGCTCCGTCAACATGATAATATTTACAATATTTACATTTTTTATGATTTTTTCTATATCTAAAAACTTTATCATCCATATTATATTATCCTTTTGTCCATTCATATAATTTTTCTGCAAATAATACTATAAAAATTATAAATAAACAAATTAGAATAAAAAGAATTATAATCATATGTTTTTATACTCTTCAATGTAAGCCTGCAAACATCCATCTTTTGGTAATATTACAACAGTTTTATTAACTGAAGATTTTTTAATAATATCCTGTATCCATTTACCCCAATTATAATCAATAGAAATGATAAAATTAATATCATTTCCTCTGTTAATATATCTATCTTTATAAGTAGGAAAATCATCAATAGGAGGAATTACAACAGTATATCTTACTTCCATTTGTTCAAATTGTTCTAACAACTGAGGATGAGTAGACACCATAACATTATATCCATTATCACTCATATATTTTGCTACTTTTGGCATAACGAACCCAATCTTTTTCAAATGGGGTACTTTCTAAATCTACCCAATTAGAAAATTTTGCTAAGGTAGATTTTCCAACTCCAGGAAAACCACAAATAATCATTTATTTATTTCCTCCTTATATTTTTTTATTAATTTTAATGCATCAGCAGTTAAATGTTGAACACATATCCTTGGAGGATAATTATCATAATTACAATCACTACAAGCATCTGGCACTCCACAACAACAGCGTTCAAGTGACCAAATAATATTATCTTCTGTCATATTTTTCTCCTTAAAAAGCACTTACTTCTATTTTAGGTGTAACTTTAATTTTTAAATCTTCAATATCCATTAATTCATAATTATAATTAGTTATAAATATAGGATCAATACGGCATATACCTCTGTCAGATTTGCACCAAAGAAGAATATCTTTATATCTTCCTCGTCTATTTTTATAAACAGAAATTTTTATGTCAGGCATTTCGATGCCCATAGAATTAACAATATTTTTTAATGCTTCTCTATCATCTTGACTGACTTGAAGCATAATCATACCACAGTCAATTTTATCTGCAATAGCTTTTGCTCCACGAAGTAGATTTTGGTCATATTGTTGAGCTGATACATAATCTGCATTTAACTGAGTTGCAGACATGACAAATACACCATATTGATTGCATAAGTCTTTAATTCTTACACTAATCATAAAAAGAATATTATCTTCTCGCAATCCTTTTACTCCAGCTTTTGAACTAATTTCACTAAGGATTTTCATACTTGAATGAATATAATCCATAAAAACATATCTTACATCATATTGACGAATACCAAATTTAATTGTATTTTCAATATCTTGAAGTGAAAAATCTGGTAATTTTTTGATATATAAAGGACTTTTTGAAAGAATTGCAGCGGCTTCGTTTACTCGCTCCCATTCATCTCCAACATATGTATTCTCAAGGATATGATCTTCATTTACTCCAGACAAGAAAGCAATCATCATAGTTTGGATTTCATCTTCTTCTTGCTCTGTAGTAATAAACTGAGTCGGTTCACGAGTTCCATTGTCTTCCCATTGTTTTGTTTCAAGATTATAAATTTTATTACAAGCAACAGAACAGGCATCTGCAATCATAGAACGCGTTTTTCCGACACCAGTGGCCGCAGACCGCAAATAAAACTTTTTTAATCTTGCTCCTCGATGAACTGCATTAACTAATCTTCCATAAAGAGGATAACCAATTTCGGGATTTGTTTTTAATCTTTCAAGAAGTGCTAATGCACCATCTCCAGCTTGAATTACTCCATCTTCTGAATTATCAATATATTTTGCTTTTATTTCATCAATTTTATCATTAATAGTATTTGCAATTTCATTAATTGGGGTATTATCAAACCATGATTCTTGTGCTTCTTTCTTTTTTACATCTAATACATTATCAGGATCGTATAACCATGATAAATCCATTCCAACACTTTTATTATACATTCTTAAAAGTGTCATTTTTTTCATACGATTATAATAATAATCAAATGCCGCAAGCTGGCACATTTCTTTAATATTTTCTAAATATTTAGAACCTTTGTTTACTTTATATACAGCATATTTTTTTGGTCTTTGCTCTAAATATTTTTCTATATCTTCAATAGAAATCTGTTTTGCTCCAAGTTGATGAAGATTATAAATAGAACCAAATAAAATTCTATGAAATTCTTGCGGGAAATCTTCTTCATGAAACTTATATTTTTCTTCCAAGTCCAAAAGAGAAGGATTTATAAACACATCTCCAATTACCTGCATATTTGCAGATACATCAACATATTTTGAACTCATTAATTATCCTCCTCTTCTAACCACATATGCGGCGGCCGCGTATATACCCGTGGAGATTCAATTTTTACCACTTTTTCTTTTGGTATTGTAAAATTGGAAATATCTTTTTCTTGATTTATTAACTGTGCTTGATATAGCGCGTAATAATAATTTAATGCTTGCTTATAAATGTAAGGAATAATACCTATACTACCATTGCTTTTATCTAAAGAATTACCTTCTTTTTCATAATACCATTTTAATGTTTTTAACATACCACTGTATGTATAGTTATTTTCTTTAACATATCTTTCAGCAAGTTTTTTAGTTAAAATATAATTATAATCTTCTCCAAATAATTTTCTTGTATAGTCATAAAAAGCCTCAATATCTCTTTCTTCTTGAGACATATTGGCTATATGATTTTCCCAACATTTTATATGAGCATATCTACGTGCGGAGACTTGTTTTGTTGGTTCAATATCTCTATCAAACTGTTCGCCACAATATAAACATTTTACTCGATGTGACATTTTACAACATCTCCTTTTTAATATTTTTCTATTTATATTATAACAAAAAAAAGAAGACTTGTCAAAGTATTGCAGTCCTTTGACAAGTCCATATATATTTATAATTATTCTGATTTCGTCTCTTTGGAAAGTAAGAGGAGATCATCATAGATCAGAGAGAGAGCTTCAACTTGCTCGCGAGAGCACTGACTCATCTTCTGGCCTCGACCGAGATACCGATCAGTAATCTGCACAATTCGAGGCTGATAAAATTCTTTAAAGACTTCATCAGAATTATTACCAATCATTTCCTTAATTAGATCATTACAGCCTTTCATAAGCTCATCAAAATTAAGGTCTTTAGTTGTATCTTCATATGCGTTTTTACGAGTATCTGTAAAATACTGCGCGCCATCTTCTTCAGCCTGTTTATCAATAGCAGTTGCGATAGCATTTACAAGATTTTCATATGAAAAATCAATAAAATCTGGAGTATATTTAAATCTTGAACCAGCTTCATAACGAGGAGTTCCTCGCATAAAAAGTTTGGTACTAAGATTTCCATCTTTATCCGTTACTGCACGAGAATATCCAACAATATCACACATTCTTGCACAAATATTATTTGCTCTCTTGTCAAGAGTAGGAACAATTTTATTATACTGATTACCTGCTTCATCTGTAAATGTCTTATCAGTTTCATGTGAAATGATTACAAGACCATAGTCCATCTGAACAATAGAACGAAGTGCAGTATCAAATTCTTTTTCAACCATCCCATATCCTTTACCAAAAGGAATATCGGAGATGGAATCTACTCCATAACCGCCATCAGACCTCTGAGCATTATCACAAATATATTTTGTACAATAGTCATAAGCAATATCAGCAGTATCAACGATAATTGTTTCATACATTTCTTTTGCTCTTGGATCTTTCAATTGACGAAGAACTTTTTTAAATTCTGCCCAAGAATTAATTGGTTGAGGGCGAATTCCCGCCAATGCATTATAACCTTTCTAAAAAGCAAGAAGAAGCGCATTAGGAAATTTTGATGCAATTGTAGTTTTACCAGTTTTCCAACCACCATAGAAAAATACAGAATAACCGCGAAGATCACGACTTACCTGATGCGGTTGGATACTAAAAATATCAATATCTGCCATAATTATAATATCCTTTCTTTTAAAGAAAGGGGGAGGATTAATCCCCCTTTTTATTAAAATACAAATCCACCTTCAGGTACAGTCTGAGTAGCTTTTGTTGCGGCAGCCGCATTGAAGTTAACTCCACCAGCAGCTTTATTAGCCTGACGCTCATTATATCTTTTTTCAACTTCTGCCAACATAACCTGACGATCCTGAGTCATCTTATTTACATCTGCTACAGTAAGAACTTCTTCATCACCGAAATCATAAGGAACCTTTGCGGTACCAGTGATAACATATTCACGACTCTTTCTTTCATAAGTCTGAACCGCTGCTTCACCAAATGCAGACTCTTCAGTTCTTTCAGTCTTAATGGTCATGCAATTAATACGTCCCCAAACCTTTGTGAAAACAGGTTTAGAAGGAGTAGCATCAAGATTTTCAAAATAATTCATTCCCATTTCGTTACGGACTACGAAAGACACAGGAAGAAGAACTGGACCATATCCAAAAATGGCACCACTAACAGTTGTAAAATCTTCTGCAATATTTCTTTCAGGATCCGCATCAATATGAGTTACTTTTGTAATCAGCATATCTGCTGTAAAAGTATTTCTTTCTGCTTCCTTGCCAAGTTCATTTACAATAGAACAAAATCCATTTTCATTTCTAATTGCTGCTACTTTTGAACCATCTCCTGCAATAAAATCATTTAAAGCAAGTGAAGTTCCAGTACACTGAACTTTAAAAGCATTGTCTTTTCCACCATTTACCCAAGTTCTCTCAGGATTATCAATGATTTTTTTAAGAGCGGTATAAGTATTATTAGTCTGACCACTTTTATATGTTTCAGTTACATAAGTATAATGAATAGTGATCACATTAAGACCAGCTTCATCTACCGCCACGTCAAGATCACCTGCAATATACTTTGTTCCAGGATTTTTAGAATTTTCTCCAGAAACTCTTTCAGAAAGCTGATTAAAATTACTACCTGTACTATAAACATATCCTTCAATTTTTTCTGTGTTAATAAATCTTGCATTTGCTTTCATTTAATTTTTCTCCTTTTTATTAATCAACTTTTACTTTTATATTATAACAAAAATTTTTTTAATTGTCAAACTGATAATTTTTACCAGCTTCGGTGAGAGAATACTGGACAGGATCTTTACCAATTTTTTCTACATATCCATCATTCACTAACTTACGCATAGAACCCGCAATAGAACGACCTGAGGTAAAAAGAGCTTCCGCCGCTTCCTTAGATGTAAAGAGATTAGTCATTGTATCTACATTCTCCTGCATCCAAGAAAGTAGCTTCTTACCATTTTCTGTCATGGCTCCTGAATTTTTTACTTTTCCATCTTTAAAATCTTCCCAAAAGGCTACAGCCAACGGGAATTCCTGTTCATAATTTTCTCCATAAATGTCATCATTATCAAAAATTTCTTTCTGAATAATTTTAATAAATGCTTCTTTATTTGTCATAATTAAAATTCCTTTTTTATAGTATATCCTTTTATTTTGTAATTATATTATAACATTTTATTTTTTATTTTTCAATTTGAAAAGGAATATTTTCATCATCAAAAATTAAATATTGAGCATAGGGTAATTCACGCGCCCATGCTATGAAATTCATTTTAGATGGATCATCATGCCCGCCCCATTCATTTAATTTATGAAAACGTCTTTGACCAGGAGAACAAATTGCACGAATAGTTTCATAGTTAGCTGTCCAAGTTCTTGTTTGAAGCCAGCCATTTGGCAACCACCTTACCAATTCTTTCCAATATCTTTTATCTTTTGTTTCAAGATATTTTTGACGAAGAAACTCAAGTTGCTCAATCATAAAATCTGATAACATTTCTATTGTATTTTCTGCTTTTACCATTCCATTTGGACTTATAAAATCATAATAAACTAATTCAGGATTCCAATCATCAGTCTCAAAACAATCAAGGGTAATAGGTTTACTCGTTAATTTATGCATTGTTGATGTACTATTTGCAACGGTTGCCACTTTGTAGGTATCTAATTCTTTGAACCAATAAAGTGGAGCAGTAATATCAACAGATACAAAAATTTGACGTAAAAATTTGCGATGTTCAGGACCAGCTTTAATAAGAGTCTGAGCAAGTTTCATATCTTGCGGACCGATAAAAGCCACCTAATAAATATTATCTTTATCTTTTAAAATACCATTATCTATAAGTTTTTGTTCATAATTTTCAAAGAGTCTACACCCTTCATCGGAAAATTCTTCTGGCCAATTTAAATTTGAATGATATTCTTCAATCCATTTATCAACTATTTCAACATAGGGTTGTTCCTAAAAGTCTATATTAATTAATCCAAAAAAGCTATCACTTTTGTTCCAACTATTTTTAGGATTTCTCATCCCTCTAAAAGCTCCCTAAAAATTATAAACATATGTATTTTCAAATTTCATATCTTACCTCATTATTAGTATTATTATTTTTATCTAATTTTGTTGTTATTGTTCCATTGGTGCTATATGTCCAATATGGAGTAGCTGGAGTAGTAATTACGGAAGGAGAATTATATATATAAGTATTTTTTCTATTATATCCTTCCCAAAAACTTTCATTTAAAAGCTATTCTAATTCTTTTTTTGTTAATTCAATTTTATTATTTTTATTTAAAGTGAATACTTTTATCATGTTTTATTTCCTTTCATGGTATTTAAACCGAATTTATCACTTTGATACATCTATATCCAAAATCTTTCTTTTTCATTTAATAATTCTTTTGGACATTGTTCTAATAATTCAAAAGTAAAATTCCATATTTTATCTTTTTGCATAGTATTATACAATTTATTAGTGGCGGAAGCCTCAATTCCCAAACCGCATTTACAATGTTGCTTCATTCTCTATTGTATATTAATACTTTGTCCAATATAGCTTTCTTCTGTAATTAAATCAGTAATTTTATAAATTCCACTTATTGGTTTTTTACCGAAAACTCTATCACATAATTCTGTCATTTGTTTTTGAAAATATTGAGTCCATATAAGTTTACTTAAAACTACAGGCTTATGAAAAGAAGATTTTAAATTCTATAACATTTTTACATCAGCCAAATCTGCATCTGAAATAGAGAGTTTATAAAAATTAATCTTATCTTTTTTCTATTGTTCACGAAGACGCGCTTGAACACCAGCGCTGAGTGAAGCTCGCATTTTTTCAATTTCACTTTGTATTTCTTGTTTCTATTGTACAGCAGACTATCTAATATTATTTAAATCCTAATGAATATTTTTTATTTCCTAAGATATTTCATTATTAATTTTCTAAAGTTTTAATTTAGTTAATTTTTTTTCTCTCTATAAGTTTTCATTTAATTCTTTTTTACGATATTCTTGAAACTATAATAATTCTTTATTTAGCTATTCTTTTTTTTGGATTTCTGAATTAATTAAATTATTTCTATCAACTTGTAAATCATGAACTTCTTTTTCTAATTTTTGTTTATACTATTCTTGCTATATATTTTTATTAATTTTTATTTGATTAGCTTGGTAAGAAAAAAGTAATCCACATATAAAAAAAGTAAAACTTATACATAATATTACTATTATTAATGCCATTATTTCCTCCAATAAAAAAACAAAGGCTAGATTTTTTATAATCTAGCCTCCTTCTTTATAAATTAATCTTCTGCATCAGGATCAAATTCCTTGCCTGCATCCGTTAGCTTAATAAATTTGATTGCCTTATGGAGACCAGTTTCAGGATCTTCAATCTCTGCAGGAATACGAACCATCAGCGGAACTTCATTCTTATCCTTATCCTTATGTCGCTGAAAAGCTGAAGTTACAATACCATTAACAGAACGAACTGAAAGACCAGTCGCATCTGCAATATCCTGTGCAGTAAAATCTTCTGTTTCATGAGCCTTTACAAAATCATAAACAAGTCTACTATTTTCTTTAAGCATTTTTATTATCTCCTTATTTTTTAATATTTTAATTTTTATAAGATAAATTTCTTATTTATCATCTTTATTATTATAACAAAAATTTTTTATAAAGTCAAAAATATTTTTAATCTTTATATATCTTTATTACACTTATATTATATAAAAAATTTTTTTAATTTTCAAGATATTGTTTCATAAAATCTAGTTCTGAAATAATAGGTATGTTGCGTGCTTTTGCTGCTTTATTTTTAGATGATGTACTATTTACATCATTATTAATTAATAAATCAGTTTTACTAGAAATAGAATCTAATACTTTACCACCATGAGATTCAATAACAGCTTTTAATTCAGCTCTATTTTTAAATGTAGTAAGTTTTCCTGTAATAACTATGGTTTTCCCTGTAAGATTATTATTTGTTTGAATGTTGTTAACAATAGGGGCTTCAAAAATTAAAAATTTAGAAATTCTATCAGCTTCCGCATAATCAAAATTCTTAATACTTTTATTCATTTCTTCTCCAAAATTATCTAACATGGAAAAATCATATTTATTATCATCAACTGCATCACGAAAATCTTCATATGTTTCAAAATAATTTGTTAAATCTTTTGCGATGGTCCGCCCTATAAGAGGGATACCAATCGCAGATATAAAAGCATTAAGTGTTGTATGTTTATGTTCTTCTATTGATTTTAAGATTTTATCTACAGAAGCTATTCCAAAACCAGTCTTTTTAATCCATTCATCTCTATGATTAGAAAGATAAAAAACATCTTCAATATTATTTATCCAATTCCAATCAATTAATTTTTGAAAAGTAGCTTTAGATAATCCTTTAATATCAAGACCCTTTTTCCCACAAAAATGCTCAAGTATATTAATAAATTTCCCCTGGCATGAAGGATTAGTACATACAATAATTTTTACACCATTATTATTAATAATTTCTACATCTTCACCGCAAATAGGACATTTTTCTATTAATGGAATAATAGGACTATTAGGTTTTTCTTTTGGTTTTTCTGCACTATAAATTTGTGGAACAATCATATTTGCTTTAAAAACCTGCAATTTTTGTTTTTCAAAAGGAATACCTAAAATATTTTCCATTACACTTAAATTATGTAAACTTGCTCGTTCAACAATTGAGCCTTCTATGTCAATAGGTTCAAATATTGCTACTGGAGTAAGAACTCCTGTTCGCCCCATTGTCCATTGAATATTTTTTAAATTAGTTTCATAAGTTTCATCATAAAATTTATAAGCTAATCCACCTTTGAAATGATGATCAGTATAACCAGCAGAGTTATAATCAGAGATAGTATCATATTTAAAAACCACTCCATCAATAGGGTAAGAAAATTCCTTACTCATTTTTTTAATACTGTTAATATAGCTTTCAATAGGAGTTAAATCTGTTCCATCTCCATTAATAAACATAGGAACTACTTCAAATCCATAACTTCTTAATGCGGAAAGGTTATTAGATAAATATTCATATTTACCACCTTTTACTACGTCCCAAGCTATAAAAGTAAGATTTCGTTTTTTACATTCTTTTGAATCAAGTAATCTGATACTTCCACTTGCAAAATTTCGAGGATTTTTGTATTCATTTTTAAATGATTCAAAATTATTATAAGTACAAATAATTTCCCCGTCTATTATAATATCTTCTTTTCTTTCAATTCTTTTTGGAATAGAAGAAATAACCATTGCGTTATGA